TTTCGTCTACAAAACACGTTCTTTGGTTCTTGCAATACTTTATTTCTCTTTCGTAGCCTTTCTCGTTATCGAAGTAGTATAAACCTCTAGACTTTATGTTCATAGTCAACGGTGTTCTGTTGTTTGTTAATCTATAAACTCTGTCTTTAACCTCCCAGCCACTAATAAATTGTTTTTTTGGTTCTTGTCTTTTTGGTTTTGGTGTTTCCTCAACCGGTGCAATAGTTTTTTTAACTATTGGTTTTTCTACGTGCTCATCTCCAGGATCTCCTGCGTAAGCTTTTGTTTGCTTTTTAGCCATAATATAATATAATATAAGTTAATAAAAAAATAAAAGGACCGAGGCCGAAGCCCCGGTTCTTTCAAAAATAATTAATGATTATGCATTCATTAATAAGAAGTTGTTAGCTGCTTGAACAACTAGACATCTTTCAGATAAAAAGTGCATCTCCATTGCATCTAAATCAGAAGTAGTAGCACCAACTGAACCAGTAGTCCAAGTTTTGTACTTTCTGCTTTCCATATTAGAAGCTCTGTAACGTACGTGTAAGAATGGTCTCTTTAGGTTTTTACCCATGTTCTCATCATACACAGTAGAAACACCAGCTGGAATCATAACACCAGTTATGTTACCAATCGATCCTCTTGTACCTTTATCATTTAGGTATTTGAAATCAGACTTGTAGAAGTCATAAGAACCTCTTCTGAAACCAGTGAAACCTAAATTTAAAGCCATGTCCTCAGAGTTGTTAAATACTCCAAAAGAAGTACCACCAGTATAGTTTGCATTTATTGAAGCTAACCAGTCGTCAAAACCTATAGATACAGCTCTGTTTAAGAACATCATGTTTTCTTCAATAGACCCTTGCTCATCAAGTTTTGCTAATAAACCATCAACTTCAGTAGTTAGAATTGCATTAGAAAAGTCTTGCGTGATGTGTCCTCTATCGTTGATAGCTGCAAATAAACCTTCAGTACCATCAATTCTACCAGCAGCGCTAGTAATAGTTGATGGTGTCATTGGGTTAGAAGATGCAGTTGAAGTTGATTTCTCAGACTCTAGCATAGCCATTTCTAAGTAATCATTGAAACGAGCTTTAGTATCACCTGAAGCTTTTAAGTACCAGTAGTAGCCGTTTTGCCCGTCCTCACCAGAAATTTCAACCCATCCAATTTGAGCTGTATCAGATCCTGAGATCTCATACTTGTCTTTTAGGATAATTGGCTTGTTGCTTCTTTGTGCGAATTGTGGCTTGTTAGCTCCAACTCTACCTACAGAACCTTTAACATACTCAGATCCAAAGACCATTATAGTCGCTGCATCAGTACCTGTTAATCCAGTTGACATATCAGCCGCACTAGTGTCATAAGCAAAAGCTGTAATTAAACCAGCTGATGTAACTGCATTTACGAAAAACTTCTTAACAACTGTAGTTTTTCTAACTAAAAGCATATCACCAGCTCTTACACCGTGATTGTTACCGACAGTTCCACCATCTACATCTGTTGCGTTAGTCATAGTGATTGTTACGTCACCATCAACACCAGATGCAACGTTTGCTACTGTACATGCTAAATACGTAAGGTGCAATCTACCTTGCTCTGACCAAATTACTTGGTCTGAAGCCATAGCTTCTTCTGCACCTACTTTTGATAAGAAACCTGAAATAGTTCTGTTACCGAATATCTCAGCTTCTTTTTCGATTAAATCTGGCAAATATTGTTGAGCCCAGCCTTTCTCAGCTGCGCTTGTAAAATCAATATAGTTTGTTGCCAGGACTTGTTTTATAGGAGCTGGTGTCATTTTACCAGTTCCTTGAAAATTTGTTGCCATAGTTTAAAAATATTTAAAATTAATAATTAGTTTCGTGTTTTAATACGCAGTTTCATATCATCTGAACTATCGCCCAATGCTCTAACAGTGATACCGTCTTTAGTCACTGAATGTGACTGTCTAGTTGTATTTATGTTTTTTGCATTAGCAACTGAAGCTTTTATAGCATCAGCTTTTCCCTGCTCATAAAAATGATTTGCAACTGCATCAGGATTCATTGCTGTAAAAAGACCTTTATGATAATCAGCTGCTTTATCCATTAAACCATCTTTATTCAAAAACTTTTCGATAAAATTGTTAATGTCCACCTGCTTTTCTTTTACTTGGTCCTTATTACTAACATTGTACGTAACCTGCTTATCACCAACTTTAAATTCAAAACCTTTGAATTCGTCGTTAAAAACTTTTTCAGTTTTATCTAAGAATGTATTAGCTTGTGTTTGTATAATCTCAGCGCTTTGTTCTTGCTCCTGATTGTAACTACTGTAAAAATCAACTGCTTCTTGTTGCTCACTCGTAAGCTTTGAACCAGCTTTGATTTCCTCGTAGTATTTAGACTTTTCCCCGTCTAAGTAGGTTTTCGCCTGAGCAACTTGCTCTTTTAAGGCTAATTTTTTTCTTTTTACTTCTCTCTCATCTGCATTTTCTTCATCGTATGAATAAGTATCTTCTAATAGAAAGTTTACTTCTTCTTCGTTTAAATGAGGTTTAGTTTTTTTATAGTACTCGCTTAATATTTCCGAATCGTCCATTTCATCTACATTTGTGTTTAGTTTAACATAGTCATCTAAACCTCCTCCTGTGTCTTTCATGAAAGCTTTTAATTTAACCAAGTCATCAGGTAAGTCTACTTCTACAACCTCTTCCTGTGCTTGTTCTTTCTCGAGTACTTCTTCTTGTTCTTCTGGGGCATTGGCATCTTCATCGACTCCAACCACTCCCTCGTTGTCAGTGTTATCTTCTGTAACTGTTTTTGTTTCTGGGGTTTCATCTTCTATTGGGTTTTCTACTGGTATTGATAAATCTATTTTATAATCACCGTCTTCGTTTATAGACACTGGCGTAGGCGTCTCTTCTTGTGGTGTAGTTTCTTCAACTACTTCTTTGTTTTCTTCCATGATATAATAATATTAAATAATTAGTTAAACTTTTACTCTAACCCCATGCCTTGTCCCATCACATCGTTTCCAGACGATTCAAAGTTTGGGTCTTTTTTTTCTTCTCTTTTATCTTTTCTATCTTCTTCATTTGATTTGCCTGCCATTTCCATTTTCTTAAGCTTACTGTTAATTTCAAACTCATGATCCATAAGTTCTTTCTTTAACTTAGCTTCTTCTTTCATGTAATTGATTTGCATTTCATTTTTAGTTTTCTCTAACTCAATAGCTCCTTGTTGTTTCATTTGAGCTTCTTGTTGTTTAGCTTGTGAAGCGGCATTAGCAGACTCTACATTAGACTTTGTTTGTGAATCTAATTGTTGTTTTTGTAACGCAGCATCTTTTTCAGCTTTCTTTTTTCTACGTATCTTTAACAACTGATTAGCCATTTTAAGGTTTTTAACTTCCCTTAAATCAATAGCATCGTCTAAATCAATCATTTTTTGCTGTAATGCCATTTGTATATTGTTCTCTAATACTTGCTTCTCTTCGTCATCTGGTTGTAGCTCTATAAATATACCAAAATCATAAAGATGTAGTTCCGACATTTCTTCTAATGTAGCAACGTTATGTGCTCCTATGGTTTGTATAAAAGCTTCTTTAGTTGGTGAATACTCTATAATATCTGAAATTCTTAGAGATATTTGCTCTGCAGCTTCCACAGTAAGATATAACGATGCGTCTAGTATATGTCTTGTAGCAACATTAGAATTTGCAGCTGCTAACTTTTGTATACCAACTAATGATCTAGAATCTGGAGTTGAAGCATCTCTAGCCTCGTTAAGACCAGTTACATCTCTAATCATCTGCAAGTAGTAATTATAGTTACCTATAAGCGCTTGCAATTTACCACCTGCACCAGCTCCATTTGAAATCTCTTGCACAGGTATTTTACCTGGGTTATTATCACCATCACCAGTAAAAGATCTACCAATGACAGAACCTGTTTGAAAAAACATGTTTAATGCTTCTTGTGGGTTGTAATTAGTACCATTACCAAGGTCAACCTCAGCCAAACCATCAATATCTAAATAAACACCATCTGGTACCATACGTGATAACACCTGTTGTATTTTAAGATGTGTTAACTGTATCATGTCTGCAAAACCAGTAATTCTACT